ATGACAAATATTTCGAGATAGCAAGGGAGAGGATAAATAGCGAAAGATGAGAAGGAGATGAGTTTCGAGGAAGGCAATATGGAAATAGCAAGGCAACTCCTAAACTCACAGTGAGGTTAATGCGCTACTCAAAGTTGACAAAGGGAAAGAAATTCCTAAAATTTTGTTTTGTACCCATCAACCATGTAAAATGTGTGCAAAGGCCATCATCAACAAAGGTGGCGTAACAAAGGTCATCTATGATGAACCATATCGTTGTAAGGACGGTATAGAGCTGCTTTCAGAGGTCGGTATAGAAGTTATTGATATGAGAATGTGGAGGGAATCTAATGGAAGATGAAATACTAAAGGCTATTCCTCAACTGGCAAAAATGGGTTGGGTTGGACTAGGGGTTGGCGTACTCATGGTGGGGCTGATAATATATATGAAGATAAGAGGAAAAACAAAACGTCAAGGAAAAGATATGAAAAAGGGTGGAGAGCAAGCTGGAAAAGAAGCTCAATCCAATGCTAACGATCTTGATGAAACTAGGGAAGAGGTAGATAACTTTCTCAATCGGCCTAAAAGATGATCGAGAAAGGAAGTATATCTTGGTTTAATGTAGAGCGCGGATATGGATTTATTCGCCGAGATGAGGGAGGGCCAGATGCTTTTCTTCATTATTCCCAAATTGTTACCGAAGAAGAGGGTATCTATAAAACCGTAGACAAAGGTGATAGAGTGGAGTTTGAAGTGCAATTCACCGAAAGAGATGATGGATGCAAAAAACTACAGGCCAGAAATGTGAAGGTTATCCAGTGAAAGAACTTCTAGTTATAATTTCAGATAAACTAGATGACGTTCAAAAAGAACAAATATCTCAAGGTAAAACTTTAGTCAGACAATCAACTTTGTTGGGAGAACATCTAAAAAGAGAGGATGCCAAAGATGAGGTCGTTGAAGGAATGGATGACCGGATTGGCGAAATTGAAAATCACGTTAAAAAAGTAGATAAATTAATAGTGTTATTCACACCAACAACAAAGAAAATCGCTGGATTCGTAGCAGTATGTACGGCTCTAGTTGGATTTTACGCTGCAATGATGCAACAGGGCTTACTGAAAGAGCCTATGGAAAAGGCATGGATGAAAGAACAGAAGCAACAACCCAAGAAATAATACCCCGCAATACGGCAAAAACACCACCACCTATATTTTGTGCTTACAATTCGACGGAAATAGGAGACAATAATTTACAAGCAGATGCAATGCTTAGTAATATAGCTATAGATTGTTTTAAAAGTAATTTGTCTCCACTCGAAGGATTGGTGTTGCAATATAGGTTGGAAGGCAATAGTCTGGTAGAAATATCAGAGAAGTTAGCGATTGATATGTCAGAGACAAAAATGTTTATGAACGAGATAAAGCAAAATGTCGTACACTGTTTGTTATTTCAAGGGCAATAATTAATGAAGTCGATGAAAGAATGTTGTAACCTCCTAGATGATATGGCCAAATCCATATCTTTCGATATAGAAAAACCAGTAAATATGAATGATCAATCACCATACTACTCTCCCTATAAGAGTACGCCTGGTGGGTATATGCCTCACCCAACAGAACATTGGGAAGAGGCTGGCAAAGAGGCGAGTGACTATAGAGAGATCACAGCTTTTTATAAAGATCATTTTAAATATGTAAACAAATCTGAGAACGTCGGAGATATTCTTGAAGATTTAATTAAAGGTGGGCCGGGAAGTGGGCCTAGACAGCATGGTTATGGTGGAGTAGATATCGAAAGTGGTTACAACTTTCACCCAGGCGAAGGCGATGAAGGATCGGTATTAAAACCACGTTTTGCAGATAGAGCAAGAGAAGATAATTGGAAAGACAAAATAAAAAAGAAAGAACAGGAGAGTTGGGATAGAGCTATCGAGGCGAAGTCCAAACGTGACAAAGAAGCATCTAAAAAACAAGAGTCACCCGAAGCCAGAATAAGGCGTATGGGAGCTGTACTCGGCAAAGGAGACAATATGAATAAGCTATTTACAACAGAAGAGACCGTTCTAATCAAAAGTGTTGATGAGGACAAAGATTTGGCGAAGTCAATCGAGAACAATGATTATCACCTAGGTGGTCAACCGAACTTAAGAAAAAGTTCTATGAGTGACTCTCTATTAAGAAACACTCATGGTGAGCAGTTCCATAGTGATGCTGACAGAAATGTTGTTAATTATTTAACAACAACTGGTCAAAATTCCCAGAGATGAAGTACCGGAAGAATATAGACTTATGCCAGAGGCGTATGCGAATAGTAAAAAATCTGAGAACGATGCAGATGTTAAAAAGGCAGATGCAGATCCCGCCAAAAGATGTTGAAGTGGAGCCAGAGGGAGAACCAGACGAGCAGAGTGGTGGAGCAGTAGATAGTCCAGCCGACGACTCAGGGCCAGCAGCCACGAATGAAGAGGGTGAGGAAATGGATGAAGCTGAGAAAGAGGCTTCTGACGAAGAGAAAAAAGGTTCTGTTAAAGGGATTGGAAAATCAATGACCTTGAAAGATGCTTTGAATGGTTTGGTTAAAAGTGAGCCAATTGAGGAGACAAAACCCGAACCAGTAGAAGATAACCCACTGGCAGGACTAGCAAAGGCTTGCGGATATAAAGATATGGATGATATGAGTGATGATGCCCACAAAAAAGCTAAAAAAGTTAAGGGTAAAAAGATGGAAAAACTTCACGAAAACTCAAAGGGAATGTAATGGACGTTCTGGCTGACTTAGTAAAATCTATCGAGATAGAGAACGAAGTGCAGAAAAGATTAAGAAAATCTGCACCTAGACGTTCCGTAAGAAAAACGGAAACCCCAGCTCCTCAAAGAAAACGTAACACTGGTGATGGTCAATATGTTCAAAAGTCGGGAGCTGGTGGAATCATAATGCAGTTTGGATCTGGCCTTACAGGTAATAGAGTAATAGACAATTATAATAAATTGTTAAATTCAAATTGCGACGCCACTCAACAATCGACAGCGGAGTATCAACAAGAGAGTTTTAATAAGGCTCTTGGAGATTATGTTGATATGGGAGAAGCTGAGTATCAAAAAAAACATCAAATAGAAGAACAAGTCCAAACAGAAAAATCTGAAAGAGCTTATGCAGAAGTACAACAAGAATATAAATCCACAGCAATGAATGTCGGTGGAGAACAAATTACAGCACAATCTGAGACTGACAAAGCTGTTATGGAAATGTTTCAGAACCAAGAATTAGATTGAGGTTATAAATGGGTTTAGTAAGAGATATGCTGGCCTCGTCAGTGGACTTCGTAAAAGAAGAAATTTTGCCATTGAGAGAGGACTTAATAAAAGCTGGACTTTTAACACCAGAAAGACAGGCTCCTGAGCCAAAAACTTCCTTTGTAGACCCAATGGCCTACAACTCAGTTAATTATGGTTACAAGGAAAAATTCTCTTCACTTAGTTATGAAAGACTAAGACAGATAGCGATAGCAGATCCCGTGGTATCTTCTATTTTGCAAACAAGATTGAACGAAGTTTCTAGTTTTTCAATAAGACAGCCTGATAAATATAAAACAGGTTTTAGAATTGCACTGAAAGATAAAAAAGCAAAGATGACTCCCGAACAAAAAGAGATGGCCAGTGAGATCGAAGAGTTTATGCTTAATTGTGGAATACCAGAGGGGTTTGAAGATAGCCCAAGTATTAGGAAGAGAGATAATTTTGAATCATTCCTTAAAAAAATTACAAGAGATACATTACAATATGATCAATTAAATTTTGAAGTAGTACCAAGAAGAAATGGACTACCTCATTCCTTTTATGCCGTAGATGCAACGACTATTAGATTGGTTGCAGATAAACATGAAACCGAAGAACTACCAGGCGGTGCTGGAAACAATCTATCAACTATTTTAAATACAATAGACAAAAGAGTTGGAGAAAAAGATGCAGACGTAGCGAGATTCGTTCAAGTTGTAAACGGAAGAATCCGACATACATATAGCGAGTGGGACATGGCCTTCGGAGTCAGAAACCCTCGTACAGACCTGCTTGCGAATGGTTATGGATTTTCAGAATTGGAAATGTTGATCACAACCATTACTTCCCACATGAACGCCGAAACTTATAACCGAAAGTTTTTCTCACAGGGAACTGCTATCAAGGGTATTTTGGCATTTGAAGGATCAGTTCCACCAGATCAGCTAGAGGCTTTTAGAAGACAATGGCATCAACAAGCGTCTGGTGTAACTAATGCTTGGAAGACTCCAATCATGGCACTCGGAGAAAAGGGCAAGATGAACTGGCAAGCTCTACACTCTACAAACAAAGAGATGGAGTTTGGAAATTGGATGGAATATTGTATTAAGACAATATGTGGTGTTTTTCAAATAGATCCAATACAAATCGGATTCGATATATCTAAAAATAATTCAAGTAGTGGTGCTGCCGGAATGAACTCTGGTGGAAACAGTGTGGATCGTCTGTCTGCCTCAAAAGACAAAGGGTTGAAACCACTATTAAGATTTATTGCAAATTTAATTAACGAATATATTATTTATAGGATTGACCCAGATTTTGAATTTGAGTTTTCCGGCGTAAACCTCAAGAGTGAGCAAGATGACTTAGACCAAACCGTTAAGGAAGTGGGGAACTACAAGACTATCAACGAAGTCCGTAGAGAACATGACCTTGAAGATTTACCTGATAGTGTTGCTGATATGAAGCCAGGCGACTTCGTATTAAATGCTTCTTACATTCAGGCCCTCCAAATGCTTTCAAGCAATGAACAAATGGAGCAAGAGCAAGAAATGAATGAAAATGGCGATATGGGCGCACAAGGAAGTGTCCCTGCCGCAGAGGGCAGCACGGAAGCGGAAACATCTGCGGCTCCTTTGGGAGATGAACCAGACTATGAAAATATGAGTGACGAAGAACTCCAAGCGGAACTAGATAAGCTAGAAGGTGGAGGGGAAGCCCCAGCCAAAGAAAAACCGCCAGAGGAGACAAAAAAGAGTTTTTATACTGAGTTGATAATGTGAAAATAGCGATTGAATGTGAATCTCAAGAAGAGTTTGAGAGCAATGTAGATAACATCGTTAAGGCAGTAAAGGGCGAACCAAAGTTAAGGCGATCCATTTATAAGGCTCAAAACGAAATATTGGATCATTGGGATAAACAATATAAAACAATGATAAAAGAGTTAAAGGATGACATCACAAAGATTCTTCATAAAAAGTGACAAGAAGGTTCCAGAAGTAGCCTCGGTTGCTGTTCTTAATGGAGACAAAATATTAATGGGGAAGCGTAAAGATACAGAGCTGTGGACTTTACCAGGCGGTCATCTTGATCCAGGCGAAGAACATAGAGATGCTGCCCAACGCGAAGTTTATGAAGAGACAGGGATCGGTCTAACCCCAAGTAAGTTTAAGTTCAAGGGGAGTGAGACCGTTGACTGTCTTGATGGTAAAAAAAGAATCATCCACGCTTATGTGGTAAAATATTCAGGCCCAACAACAGTTAGAAACGATCCAGATGAAGAGGTCTATAGATGGCGTTGGGTTGATAAAAACAATATCCCAGATGAAATTATTAACAACCTACACTCTAAGAAGAATGTCGTTTTTAAGTTTTTGGGAATTAAAGAGCCGATTAAAAAATCTTTTGTTATCGACCTAGTTAAAGGTGTTGGTGGAACCAAATATTTAAGAAAGTATCAAAGAAATGGTAAATGGGTATATATCTATCACGAAGCCGGTCAAAGACCTCGTAGAATTGACGAAGAAGCTGTAAAAATCATCCATAAATTAAAAGAGCATGGAGACAAACACGCTCATAAATTGGTGGAGTCAACAGAAGAGTATCATCCAGAAAAACTCGAAATTTTGAGAAAATTAGCTCATCATGGAGACACAGAGGCAATCAAACATCTAAAAGAAGAAATGGGGATAGATTATAAAGCCGAAGCAACAGAGGATAAGTTGTTGGCGAGAAAGAATGAAAACCCAATGAATAAGCAGCTTGATGAAGAAAAGAAGAAAAAAATTCACGCAGCCATAGATCATGGTATCAAAAAGGGAATGACCAATCATCTATATGGAAGCTATTCTACGTCAGCTCCAACAAAGGCTTTGAAGGAAAGAGGTTTTAATGGTCACGAAGATTTTTCCAATAGGGTAACTGGTAACACTCTGTCAGAAAAACTTCACAGCCTACATTCAGTAATGAGAGAGGTTGATTCAGCTCACGAAGGTGTGAGATCACAAAACAGTGAGGCCAACAATGCCGGAGGATATGGAAATTTAACTTATAAGAGAACCATCGAAAAACTTATTAGTGATGGCCATCTTCCAGAGGGGTATGACGAGGTTCATAGTAGAGACAAAGATAAAGAAACTTTAGAGCATCCAAATCCTAAGAAAATACAGGAAGAAAAAGAAAGGGCGCAGAGAGAAGCTGCTGAAAAACGACAAAGAGAAGAGGCGGAAGCAGCGGAAAGATTAAGGGCAGAGCATGAGAGTCTATTTGAAACTCATGGGGAGAGTATGGCTGATATGCTTGCTTACTTCGATCAAACTTTGAATGATGAGCAAAGAGTGAATCTTATGAAAAACATAGATAGTTTTTTTGGAAAAGATTTTAAGTGGAAGAATTTTGTCTCATCTATGCAGGGTCACGCAGATGTTGAGATAAAAATTGGTGATTCTTTTTTCACTACTCTCATTGGCCATTACAGGAGTAAAATAAATTTTACATTTTATTTACATGAGAGATCTTCTGGTAGAAAGATTACTTATGCAAGCAGATCAATAATCAAGCTACCTAACGGTGGAATAAAATGGTACAACTCTGTTTTTAATAGACCTCCTCTAAATGATGATTTGAAAAAATATCCAGGCATGGCTTCCGGTATGTATGGCGGCGTTTATAAGTTCTTAAAGGAGCTTACAGCAAACTATAGCGACGCAGCCAAAGAAGAGAGTCATATATATATAAGTCAAGCTGCAAATAGTGGGTTTTCCGATCGTGGATATAAGGGAGCGTTGGTTTGGGCAAAACATCATTTTGATTTTAGTTCTTCATCACAGGCATCATCTTGGAAGCGCACATGGAAGGGATATATTAATAAATATGCTACTAGATTGAGCTTATCGTCAGAAGAGAAAAAAGATCTACTAGAGAAGGTTGATAAGTGTAAATACCCCTATGAGTTTGTTCGTATGGGGTTTCCTCTCACAAAAGAACAAGCATTAAAGGCAACAGGAAAGAGAACACTAGATTGGGACTTTGACCAGATATTCGAGAGAAAGGGCCATTGTGATATTGGAGAATTATTACTGATCCACTATGGTGATGAAACAGGAGGTGGTGATTGGGTTGCTAGGGCAGATCTATGGAAGAGTAGCGCAAGAAATAACCATCTTGCTGCTAAAAGAGATGTAATGTATGGCAGACAAGATGCTGGTGGAGGAGTAGGATCATCGGCTGGAAAATCTCAACATGAAATAGAAGTGGAGAATTTTTTAAAGGTTACTTGGAAGCCGTCTGGAAGTAATACAAATATAGCCGTTACTGCAAAACGTATTAGAGATATGAAAACTTGGCCCAAAGAACAAGTTAAGGTGTTTTTACAAAAAGCACCGCTAACCAGAGATGGTAAAAGAAAGGTTAAGGAAATTTACGAAGGATTAGATTGATGGAAGATTTAAGTGTTTTAGTAGAGGGTAGTGTTGAACAAGATGTTATTGGTTTGGTTAAAAACAACTACTCCCAAACAACTTTTGAAAGAAGTATCCGAATATATCTCGGAGATAACTGGCAAGAAGATGGTTTAGAGATCATTAGAGAAAATGCGCCAGAACTTGAATTGGATTTTAAGAAGTATTTATAATGGCACTAACTAAGAAACAATTAAAAGAGATTGAGGAGACAATAAGAAAGAGATTTCTAGGTCTTACTCACGAAGCGTTGGGTGAAAAGGGTTTTGACCGAATCAGAAATAGAGATTCTCAAGGCTCACGGACTTTTAAAGCCTTCGGTGCGTCACATGGTCGGAGAATCATATACACTTGGTAAAGTTGTTGCTTTAATGGAGCGAAGCGGTTCTACCGCAATAACTTTTGCAAAATTAAAAGAGATGATTGATAAAAACTAATCCCCATGACAGGTGTTGAGGAAAGGGCCATTCAGTACGCCTCAGAACACACTGGAGTGTATATAAAAGGAATCATGGACGATGTGCTTAAAGGCATTAAAGCAGCGTCAGCAAGGGCCTCTGGTGAAGCCTTAAGAGCTGTGCACGAATGGAGTAGCAGAAGCGATAGCTGAAAGAACCTCTATCAGTGAATTAAAAACAACATTGTTTGGTTTGATTGATGATAAAAATAAAGATTGGGCCAGAATAGCTCACACTGAGATTAATACGGCGGTGCAAAATGGAGTCTACCAAAGAATTAAAGAAGAGTCCGATGACGGAGCAGATCAGTTAGTTTTTAAGCGACCGGCCCCAGATGCCTGTAGATATTGTAAAAAACTTCATTTACAATCAGATGGTGTAACCCCAAAAATTTTTAAGCTGAGTGAATTAGCTGAATCCAATGTGGGGTTGAAAGCTGTAGATTGGAGGCCAGTAGTTGGAAGTGTTCACCCTTGGTGTTTTGATGACCAAACGGAGGTTTTAACCGAAGCCGGTTGGCTTTTGTTTAAAGATGTAAGCGTAGAGAGGATTCTTAGTGTGAATGTTGATAGTGGATTATCTGAATGGACAGAAATAGATCATCATGTTGCTTATCATTATAGGGGTAAGATGAATAAGTATAAGAGTAAGATGTGTGATCTTGTTGTAACACCAACACATAAAACGGTTTATAAAACAGAAAATATTCCAATATGGAGACTTGAACATGAGGACAAGCTGCCGAAGAACTATTCAATGCTTGGGACAATTCCCAATTGGGAAGGATGCACTTGTTCTCATATAGTTATAGGAGATGATACTTATCCTATAAATTTATTCATGGAGTTTATGGGTTATTTTTTATCAGAAGGTGGGGTCTGTGATAGAAACGATAGAAATAGTTTTCAAATTTCAATCTCACAATGCAAAGAGGACAGTAAAGAGATAATGTATAATTGTTGTAAGGAGCTTTTTAAAGACAGGGTGTGGAAAGGAGAGACTGCAATAACAATATCAAGCAGAGATTATAAATTGTATGATTTTTTGAATTTAGGAAAGTCCTTTGAAAAGAGTATTCCTCAATTAATCAAAGAACAATCTAAAGACAAATTAAAGATATTCGTTGATGCTTTTTTATTAGGAGATGGCCATTCAAGACCGTCTAAATGGGAAGGAAAAGATGGAAATTTTAGAGAAGAGAGAGTTTATTATACATCTTCAAAGAAATTGATGGCTGACCTGTGCGAAGTTATTTTGAAACTTGGAAAAAGACCTAGTGTTACAGATCCGATTGACAAACATGTTAAAACCTTTAAGAACGGCGACTATCTGGTTACTCATCCATGTTATACGATTAGAGAGAATTGGACGACCAACGTAAGAGTTGGAGATAATATGTTTAGAGAAGAGATAGACTATGATGGAATGGTTTACGATGTTGCATTAATTAAGAATCATACTCTATTTGTAAAGCGCAATGGGAAAGTATTATTGTCTGGCAATTGTCATTGTCAACTTGTTCCAGTTCCAACTGGATATGATTTTATGAAAAAAACGGTGAAAAAAGATACTGGTGAAGAAATATCAGATGCTATGTTGGCAAGTTATGAAGGGGAGACAAGAAAGATAGCCGTCTTGTCATATACTGGTGAAACAGCCGCCCATACAGGAGTTCTATAATGTTTTTTATCAAATCTAATTATCAACGTGGAGCTGGAAGCCGAACCCTTCACAAATATGTAAAAAGAACTGGTACGCCTGGTAATTATACATATTGGTATAAACTTCCAGATGGAAGAATTGTTGAAGGTGATGCGGATCAACAAAAACAAGGGAAGCGTGACCACGCAAGACGTTTGACGATTGCACATCTTACTGGAAAAAAGAACTTAGGAGATAGAGCAAGACACGTTCAAGCGGAGATATCACGAAGAACTGGCCTTGATGTTAGAGAGTCTAAGGGTGTTCAAAATATTTGGAGAAACTTACACAAAGAAAACGCAGCGGGTGTCAGAGCGTATAATCGTCACGATTATGATGAGCATCATATTAATGAATCTCACGATGAGGGAGAAACTTCCCATCCAAGTGTAGGGGGCGAAACATCTCCGGTAGAAAGAGAACAAGAAGAAAGGGCTGTTGCGGCAACAGAGCCAACATCATCTGAGGAGACAGAATCTTCCGTAGATCCTGAAATTGTTCAAGCACTCGCTGACGCTGGATTTACCCATGACGAAGATAACAGGTCTACTGTTGATAGTTGGGCCAATGGAGACAAAATAGTCCAACATAAAGATGGTCAATGGGGCTATGGCTCAAGGAGTGAGAATGGGTCTGTTACTATGCTATCTGGCCCTCACGATAACTTTTCCGCACTTTCTGATATAATATTTAGGCCAGAATCTCCTGTTGTTTCAAAGAAAAAAGTTTCTAAGAAGAAAAAAGTTTCAAAGAAAAAAGTAACTAAGAAAACAACGAAGGTTACTATACCGAATGAATCAGCTTCAAAAATTGCAGAACTTAGGGCAAAACTGCAAGCAGATCATGGAATTTCTTTGGGTGGTGATGAGCCAGAAAAAACGGAAAACGCAGAAGCTTCGGTTCAAAGAATCGAAGAGGCAAGAGCTAGTTTAAGAGAATCAGAGCCAGTGGTTGCCGAAGTTGAAGAACGTATTGAGGAGGATACTGAATCTCAAGGCGCGGGTGAAAACCCATATTTGAAAAATGCACTTAAAAATTGGGAGAAATATAAAGCAGCGTTTACAGCCTCAACGAAGCCAACTCATATAGATCATACAGAAGCTATGGGTCATTTTTTAGCCACAGTGGACGCTATCAAATCTCAAGGGAAAAGTATTCACGACTTCAACGCAGACTCTTTTAAACAACTAATGAAAGAGACAACAGGCTCAGGAGCCTTCGGTAAAGTCAAAAAGGCAATGGCTCCTATAACTGGTTACGATATTGATGAGATGTTTGAGAACAAGCATGTTGATCCGGCTACTGAAAGATTAAAGCGTGGCTATGCTCAAAAACAGTTTGAAAGGATGCAACCTTATTTAAAGTCTGAATGGTCAACTTCTAATCCAGATGCTCCACCACCGTACCCTGTATGGAGTGATTTAAAAACTTGGGGTCAACATGGTGAAAATCCAGATTGGAATCCAGTAGGGTCTAGTGGTAGGGCCGTTCCTAGAGATGTATTTAATGCAGCTCCTAAAAAACCAGATGGCAAGCCTATATATCCACCACCTTGGATGCCAATTCACCTAATGCCTTTGTGGAACTATGCCATCAAAAAAGAACAACAAGGTCGGAGTGGCCCAGATTGGAACCCATACCCAGAAACACCAGAACCGTCAGGACAGCAAAACCTACAGGGTGATGTTAATATCCAAGCGTTGTCAAGCAACACTCTAGGCAAGGTTATGAGTGCCATGAGGAAGTATGTGCAAAATCGTGGAATGGGTAAGCTAATAGATATTCCACAACACAAACTAAAACAAGGTATGACTCACGAAGAGCTGTTTAGATCGGACATGGGAGATCACGAACTTATTGCTCTTTCTCAGAAAAAACATATTCCGATTGAAGAAGTTATACCGTATCTTGACGAACCAAAGAAAAAGATACAAAAATCTCATAATAAAAATAGAAGAAAATTCACTGTTAAAAAGTCATCAAACTCAATGACCGAAGCTGAAAAGCAGCAGGAAGAGTTTTACGTTAGAGAGAAAAAAGTGAGAAAATCCTACAGGGGAACACACTGGAAAAAGAAGACCGGAATGATGACTCCTCAAGAGGATACAAAAAAGTTTGTCTCCTCAACAGGAAGTGTGGTCACACCCGAAAGGAGACAAGAGTTAAACAAACAAAAGGCAGAATATGAAGCTAAAAAGAGGGCCGAATCCAAAGGTGGTAAGTCAGATGATTATTACAAGTGGAGACAAGCTGGTAATCAGCCAAAAAGAGGAACTCCTCCTAGTGATGGGGATTCTAAGCCTAAACAGAAGTTTGTTATGAGTAGTAAAAAATATAACGAGTCTACGAGAACTAGTCCAAATAAAGGCTATCTTCGTGATCTCGATAATATGTAGATTGAAAGGGGCAGACAAATGGCCGAAAAGCTAAGTCACAAATATGTAAAAAGAACAGGTTATCCAGGCAAATACGTTTACTGGTACAAGATGCCAGATGGATCTATTCGGCCGGGTGATGAAAATCAACAACGAACTGGCGCGGTTGAACACGCTAGTCGATTGGTTGCGGGAAAAGGCGAGCATCATGAAATGTCTCACAAAGAGATAGCTTCAAAGACCGGACTAGACGCCGCTCATATTAAAGAGATCGAATCTAATATGAAGGCCCATGAAAAGAACGGTAGAAAGCCACATGATTATGATAAAAGCCACCTTAGAGAAGCGGCAACCGACAGCCACCACGAAAGAAGAGAAAAGTATCAAAAAGAGATCGACAAAAGAGCAGCTAATAGAGTCAACGTAGAGTCAAAACTAAAAGAACTCGAAGGCCATATCAATGATATCAAGTCAGGAGAAAAGACTCTCAGATCAGAACCCACAGAACCAATGGATTCGGAGAAAAAGTCCGAACCCAAGAAAGTGGAGACAAAAGGGAAAAATAGCGAAAAAAAGGGAAAAATAGAGAAAATCGAACCCGCTAAAGGAGACAAAGGACTTCCAGATAATAATATGTCTCCACCACCACCAGAGAACGAGAAGTTTATAAAAGCAGGGAAACAAGTAACATTTGAAGATACAGCTTCTTTTATAAAAGAGTTTCATAAAGACTTTAAAAGCATAGCTGGCGAAATGAGCGAAGACCTCCACAAGGCCGGAGCAGGGCATTTTTCATCAAGATTGAAAGACGAAAATTCTCTACTTGAGAAGATGAATGAAAGAAAGTCTGACAGATCTCTTAATAGTATGACCGATGTAATTGGCGCGAGAGGTCTAGCTGGAACTCCCGATAAGCAAAAAGCACTTCTCAAACATGTTGAAAAGAACTACGAAGTAGTCGAAAAAGAGGATTTTTCAGATAAACCGAGAAAGGATGGATACCGTGCAATCCACATTCTTTTCCGAACACCATCGGGCAAGATAGCGGAGCTACAACTCAAAACCTATCGTCAACAACTTTACTCAGGTTTTACACATGATCAAATATACAAAGGCCCAGATCACATAAAGAATGATCCAGAAGTTAAAACCTATGCGAACGATTTATCTGAATATCTTTATTATTTAGATAAGGGTGGAAAAGATGATCCTGCCAAAAGACCCCACGAACCAAAGGCTTTAGCAAAGGCTGGAATTATGTTTCCTTGGCAAGACCTCGCTCGAACCGAAGAACTCTCCAAAGCCGCTAAGAAAGTTAAATGGTATGCTACAGTACGTCATCATCAAACCAAAGAAAATCTCCATACCCATGAATTTAAAACTTTTGGAGAAGCTCATAAATTTAAAAAGTCTCAACGTAAGTCTGGCTTTAAAGGGGAAATTCCTTTAGGTCACGCCTATTCCAAGGCTGAATATTTAGATACTTTTTCTGAATATAAATCAAAAGGGCCTGGTAGTCGTGGTGGCGTTGTTACAGGAACGTATCCAAGTGGGAAACCTAAGTACTTAAAAAAATCTTTAGTAATAAATACTAAAGAACCGCCTTTTAATCCCGAACCTCCTACTATAGACTGTGGTGAGATTAGAAAGTCATTTAATATCCCAGATGACATTTCTAACAAAGAACGTATTTCTCTAATCAAAGGAATAATGATTGGAAGACAGATGCGTCGCAATAACTGACTTACACAGTCAAAAAATTTTCGATTTGGGGAGTGGGCAGATTCGACCATGATAACAATAAATAAAAAATGCGAAAAATGCAGAGCTGACATAATTAAGCAAACTGTAAATAAAAAAGAGATCAAAATTCGTTCAAAGATAATAGTAGTGAACGAACAGGGCGTTTTCGCCGTGTGTAAGAGTTGTTCTACCGAGAACAAGATTGAAAGCGCAGAGGTCAAATATATAGAGGAATTTATTTGCCAGATAAAAACTTCTTGATATACTTTGGCACTACTGTTTAGAATGGAAGTAAGGTTATAACCAATCAGCAAAAGACTCATTAATTTGGAGTAGTTGAACAGGGCCATAGAGGGTGTTTGATGAGTCGAGACTATTTCATTGATGATGATTCTTTTAAAGTTTTTTTACCGTCAGTTCAATTCATAGAAAAAGGTAACGACGACAAATTTAATTCAAGACAAATTTGTGGAATAATGAATACCTCTCGAAAAGATCGTCAGGGTGAAAATGTTTTAGCTAAAGGTTTAAACATTTCTCACTTCCTAAAACACGGTCACTTCAACGACAATCATTCACAAGAAACTTCCGCCATAGTTGGATATCCCGAAGATGCAACCTATAAATCAGACATTGATCTAGGTGATGGAAACACAACCGATGGTTATATTTGTAAAGGTTATATTGTTAAAGGAACTAAAAGAGCCGATGGTATTTGGGAACTTGCAAAAGCATTACAAAACACACCAAAGCGTCTTGGTTTTTCTATCGAAGGAAAAGTTGAAAGACGAAAAAATAAAGTTATCGAAAAAGCGATCATCCGTAATGTAGCAATTACGAATTGTCCAGTAAACACTGACGCTACTTGGAATATTCTCGAAAAAAGTTTTTACGATGAAGATATCGCAATGAAATCCATGTCTGCCACAGGCGTAGGCGGTGGGGCGGCGACAGCACAGATACTTGGAACAGAATCTTTAGAATCAGATATAAAGCTCACTAAAGAAGAAAGAGAAAAGAAAAAAAAGAAAGATGCGCTTTTTCGTGCATTAGGGGTTGATGATCTGTTGAAATCTATGGATCATATTCTTGAATTAAGACCAGAGTATGATTTAGAGATGGCCGCACGAACTGTTGCATTAATCAATAAAAACTTACTATAAAGGAGAATAAGATGGATGATGGAAGATTAGACTCAAACGAAATGGAAAATGTTATTGAAGATACCCCTTCAAACCAAACGGCAGCAATGCTTACAAAACAAGATGAGCTTGTTGATAAGGTAAACGAAGTTCTTGCCGCCATTGGTGCGGCAACCGATGCTGCTACATTATATAGTGGTCTAGCTGCTTTAGATTTAACTGCGATCACAAAAATCGTTTTACATAAATAAGGGGTCTAAGATGGGAATCAAAAAAGAACAAATTAACAAGGCACTAGATGAGCTTGAAAACTTGGCCACCGAAGAGGAGACAACTTCTAAGGGTGATCAAGGAGGAAAAAACGCTCCTTTAAATTCTGCCGAAGGTGACGATATGGGAGTTCCAAGAGGAAAGCCAATGTCAAATGAAGCTAAGAAGAAAAAAGAAAGTCACGGTAATGCAAATACAAATCCAAGTAAAGGGGGAAAAGCTATGAAAAGTTTTAAAAATGATCTCCCCGAAGAAGTAGAGGAGCAAATTGACGTAAGTGATTTCCTCAAGTCTTTGGTAGATCACACTGGTACAAAAATGAACGAATTAACTGATCACATTTCAAAAGGTGAGATTGCTCAAGAGTCATTCAACGAAAGTTTGATGGCAAAGTTTGAGACAGTTGAAAAATCTCAAGCAATGATTGGGGTTGTCCTTAAGTCAGTTTGTGAGAAGCTCGGAATTATCGAGAATGAGGCAGCTCATACTCCTAAGTCTGAAACTTCAATCAATAAGTCTGAGACAGTAACAGACAGAAAGTTTGAAGAAGCAAAGCCGGATGCAACAACCGAAATTAAAAAAGTAGAAGACGATGGTGAAGCAATGTTTAAAAGTTTATCAAAAAATCCAATAGTGGCCAAGAGTCAAATCTCGGATGCGCTCTGTGATTTGGTTAAGTCTGGTGATGCTTTAGATACCGATGTTATTCAGTTTGAGATGAACGGTTATATTGCACCATCGAATGTAACTAAACTTAAAGAAAAATTAAACTAAGGAAAGGAGTTAATTATGTATCCAGTTATTGACAGAGGAATGTATGAAGGTCACGGAGATGGTTTCGGTGAATCATCTCAAGCAGAAGTAAATGAACTAAACAAAGCCCTTAGTGCGGGTTACGCCAATGATGCTGCTTCACAGGGCAATGGTGGAGCATTAAGAGTTGAATCTTTGGATTCTACATTAAAGATCGTATCTTTTATGCAGAAACACATTGTATTTTACAATGATATTCCAAAGTCAAAGGCTTACAATACTGTCGAAGAGTACAACCTACTCTCAAAGTTTGGTGGCCGTGGTGGACACTTCATCAACGAGGGTGGACTACCGAGAACTGAGGATAGTAAGTATCAAAGAAAAGTACAGTTCGTGAAGTTCATGGGAACTACCCGTGAAATTACACACCCAATGCTTCTTGTTAAGCCAGCTCACGGAAACGTCGTTGCTTTGGAGACAAAGAACGGTGCAATGTGGATGCTAGAGCATTGTGAAAGAGGTCTTTTTGATGGTGATTCTTCTATCATCTCTCAAGAGTATGATGGATTTTTCAAACAACTAATCGACGGTTATGCAGATTCAGATTTTGCTGGTGATAGACTTGCCGACACTTCTGACGAGCATATCATTGACCTTCGTGGAAAACAGGCGATGAGTGAGAAAGTTTTCTCTCAGTGTTCTGACGTTCTAATCCGTAACTATACTTACGGAACAGTTTGCTACATGAACCCAGCAAACCATGAAGATTTTGATACTCAATTTTTCAGCAAAGGTCGTTATGCTCTTACAGGTGGAACTAACGAAGTTGGTTTTCACACTGAGAAAGTTAAAACTGCAATGGGTAAAGTTTCTATCCGTCCGACAGTTTTTATGGAAATTGATGGAGTTGCTCCTGCGGTTGCAGACAACGATGCCGCACCTACGGCTCCGGCTGGTGTTGCCAATGTTGCTCAATTAGCCAGTGGTTCTGACAGTTTTGCTGCTGACGAAGCTGATACTTACCACTACGAAGTATCTGCGGTATCTAAGAACGGTGAGTCGGCAGCGACTTATGTTGGTTCTGGATTGGCAGTTGCTAGTGGTGAAGAGGTTAAGCTTACAATCACCAGAGGTGCTGTAAGTGGTAACGATCTGACAACAGGTTATAGAATCTACAGATCAAGAAAAGGTGGCGGAGCCGCTTCTAAGAGATATTTTGTAAGAGCAATACCTTCGGCGGGTGCTTCTACTGTTGTACTAGATACAAATAGAGATCTACCAGGCTTAGGAAAAGCTCTACTTGGACAAATGGATGAGTCTGTTTGTACTCTTAGAGAACTTTCTCCAATGTTAAAATTCCCACTAGCGACCGTCGCTAGTTCTATTCGGTGGATGCAGTTGTACTACAACACTCCAATCATCTTCCGTCCTAGAAGTTGGGTAATTGTTAAAAACATTAAGAGATTGCCACAGGTTTAATTAAAATAGACTAATAATAGAGGGGAGGCTTTTGTCTCCTCTCTATTTGTTTAACAAAGGATAGATTGATATGAAACTTTTCTGCGAAAAAAACGCCAATTCAAAAATAAATGTATGTGGAGAGATGCTTGAAATTGATAGCCAAGGTGCTATTGACGTGTCTGATTTGAGTGACGAGATTAAAGATAAAATGTTGCAAGTTGGTTTTGAAGAGTTCGATGGAGAGGTTGTTGATCCAGAGCCAGTTGTTGATCCAGAGCCAGTTGTTGATCCAGAGCCAGTTGTTGATCCAGAGCCAGTTGTTGATCCAGAGCCAGTTGTTGATCCAGAGCCAGTTAAAAAACCAAAAGAGGATAAACCAAAGTTTGCGAGAAGAAGAGGTAAATAATGGTTAAACAAGTACAACCAAATAAATCTACAGAAGAACAGATAAGGGATGAACATTCTCACTTTTCAAACTCTAGGAGGGTTATCGATGGCCCTCTTATGATAGCCGACAAGGCTGATGGTCTTAGATCTTTAGAACCTATACACACAGCACTAGCGGCGGCGACAAATAAAGAAATAACATCTTTAAAATTTGAAAAATATTATAGAATGATTAGTGATGTTGATTGTTATATATCTTTCGCAAAAGCGACAGGTGGAGCATCTATAGTTGGAGATACCTATGTTCCGGCGAAAACACCAGTAACAATTAGGCTGAGTGCGCCTTTTAAGTTTTTAAACGTAATCTCTCCTAGCGTTGGATTTGTTCAACTTACCGAGTTGAAAGAGCTTAGTGAGAGATCAGACGCTTAATTGTTTCGTAAATAGATTGAGGTTGAAGTGTACTACACGGTAAACTACTTATTAGCTGCATACTTACAAACAGAAGAGTGTGGCAATATAGAGATAGCTAAGACAGAAAAAATAAAAAACGGAAGGGCCAAGTTCTACTTCAATATTACTCCAGAGGAGGCTGAGAAGTTTAAGGTTCAATTTCACGACAGTATTTGTTATGAGTTTGAATCTAAGAGAAAAAAGACAATTAGCTTGGCATACGATTAAGGAGAGTTTAAATGGTAGATGCTTTTAATAAGAGGCCAGCCCCAAATACGACTCTCATTCTTACAGCCGCAGAACTCAAGGCGAACTACCTATTTGGAATTAATCTAACAGATGACGATGGTAATCAGATGCCAGATAGTTTGTTAGAAAACTATATTGTATCTGCACAACAATGGTTAGAGAGAGAGCTGAATATACTATTAACAGAAAGAACTATTACAGACGAGAGACACGACTTTCACTCTGGCGATTACTACCAGTACGGTTTCCTAAAGGTAAATTGGAGGCCGTTGCAAACCATAACTAGGTTAGACGCTATTTGGCCCGTTGGATCGGGAACAATCGAATTTAACACCGAATGGATTAAGGCAGATTTTGTATCTGGACAATTAAATCTAGTACCAACATCGGGAACTATAAGCGCGTTCTTGGTTTCTCAAAACGCAGCTTTCCTTCCATTACTAACTGGAAGAGATTATGTTCCAGAGCTTTGGGGAATAGATTATACCTGTGGCTTTAAGGCCGGTGAAGTTCCTCAAGATATTTTAGATGTTGTTGCAATGAAGGCTTCGCTTGGGCCACTAAATATAGCTGGTGATTTGATCGCGGGTGCGGGTATTGCAAACAAATCTATCTCTTTAGATGGAGCATCTCAGTCCATAGGAACGACATCATCGGCAACAA